ATCACCCAACACTGCATACCACGTGAACCAAGATCTATGTCCCACTCGCCAGGCGGCGAATTGGACTATAGCATGATGGGTCCATGCGAGCATCCCCCAAGAGGAGTAAGCCCCCATTGGCTGACCTACGCTGTATCTGACAAAGGTAGAACCTTTGCCAAAAGTGGTACCGTACTCCTTAGGAGTCCGGTAATCACGGTCAGTTAGTAGAATCGACCAAAGGGTGGCGAACGACTCAAGGGTGAATACTCCAAGAACAAGTACCTGGAGTGCAATAGGTAATCTATCGGTTGCCGCACTGAGGTCGTAAGACCAAAAATGCGTCCTCCCTGCCTTTGAGGCACGCTCAAGCAAGGCCTTCACAGGCTTGGCTTGATCGAACGTACCATCCTGAGGGATTAACCTCAAGACTTTATCAAAGATAAAGCGGTGCAAAGGATAGAGTAACCATTGTGTCCAGATATCCACCATTGCAACAATCCGTTTCTTACCGGGTTCTTCCACTACTGAAAGCTTACCAACATCGAACTGCTCCTGACCTCCGCACCATTCTGAATCTGGATCGAACTGGGGGTTCAAACCAGAAGCAGTTTGGGTGGAGAAACAAGTCTTCGACCAGTCTTTGGACGTTGTTACAACATCCTCAAACCAGGGAAGCCAAGTTAAATCGGAAGCACCGATGAAGGCCCGCATGTGAGTGATAATCCCGAAAAGACGTGGTCGCGAGTGAATCGCGAGCATATCAATCCAGGCATTACCCACTGCGAGTACCTTTGAGTAGTAAGAATTAGGACCGGACGTGAACATCCACTTCCAAACGGGAGTGAAGTTCACTAACCGGATCGCACCTCTCAGACCTTTTGGGTCGCCCCAAAAGGCTGAGTCCTCACGGTCACGGACCCCGAGATAGGGAACTATTCCGAACACTTTTGACCACTTAACGAAAGTTCCAAGGAACTCGCGAAAAGAGGCCATTAGTGCCGGACTAATCTCCTTCCCGGGATCAGTAATCGTAGATAGTGATAGCTTTCCACGATAGTCAATCACTCTATACAGAGTGAGAAGACCAAGGTAGAAGGCCACCACGATGCGATCTCCTCGAAGAAGCCGCTTACGATGTAAGACGGGTATCCAACGAGGAATCCCCCGATTCGTTACGGACGTTGCAACGCCAGCATCCCGAGGATTTGCTAACTTGCTTCCGGCTAAAACACGCTGAATTAACAGCATGTTCGCCTTTAGAAAGATAGCTAACCCTTTGGAACCTTGGTTATGCTTAATCCTCATCACTAACCTAGTGAAATGGAACACAGCCTTAACCCAACCACGGGATTGTCCACCAATCATCATCGGAACGGCTCGGATGAGACGCTCCGACAATGATGAAAAGCTTTTTACAGCTTTTTGCCAAATAGCTGACGCCGTCTTTAGCTGTAAAGCTAATTTCAGTGTCATGTTAGATTATAGTAATATAACCTAGCATCCCGTTAGGGAGCTATCCTTCGGTTTCCGCACCCCCCCGTAAGGGGAAGCGGGCCGCAGGCAGGCGATGAAGCCCAGGTGGTTAACCTCCATGGTTGCCCATTGCAACGTCACGTCCATTTCAAAGCCCCCCTGCCCAAGATTTCTCTCAGACAGGATTTTACGGATAGTTCTCTACCCAACTCCAAAACTTGGTGTGCTCAATGGGTACCATGTTACATCACTCGGTATTATCCGAGGTGTGGTAATGTGCTATCAAGCCCCATGCTCTGGCATTAATTTGGGAATTTCACCCGCAGTAATCCTGCACTGGAGAGCAATCTTGACATCTACTAATTAGGTAGAGTTAGGAGAGGGGTCTGGTCTCCTTGGACACATTCCACTAGATGCATCATCTAGCCCTTTAGGGAGGGACCAGCTTCGATACCTGTCGCTTAAGACACAACTTGCGTTATGAATCAAACTAAGATTATCGTGACCGGTCCTGGCAACAGGACTTTGTCACCGGACCCTCTTGCGAGGG